ACCGGAAAAAACCACCATATTTCGTTAAAGTCTATATTATGAGCGCCATGTGTAGCTTGTTGTGTTCTTTGTTGTATGTTGTCAAAGATAAAATCATGCACATCTGATTTAAGTTCTTGTACTTGTCCATTGTAAGTAAAAAATGAATTTTCACTTACCCAAGACAAAAAACCACCTGACGATACGATTGATCTAGGACTTATTGCTTTGCAATTTACTCCTACTTCTTGTATGCCATAAACAAATGGATTGCCTACATAGTACAACTTGTTTATACCAACATCAGTAAAGATAATAATATCGTTGCCAAATTTTTTTGCATAGTTTGCCTGACCACCTGTAGGAATTTGTAAATCTCCTGCTGTATTTCTAGCAGAAGCAGTCCAAGTAGTATTATCTTCTCTATCAGACCAGGCTATTCTTCTAGGATCGCCACTAGAACCTAAAGCTATTAAATGTCTTTCATTACTTACTATAATTCCTTGACAACCTGTAGGTGCGCCAGAAATTGCAGTTGCTATTGTGTCTGGACTCGCTGTTGCTGTGTTTGGTCGCCATTGATAAATTTTTCCATCTGCCGGATGGCAAAAAATTAAATCTTCTCCCCAGTTATCAAAAGAAAAACTTTTGGTATCAAATTGTATTCCTGATGTACTTCTTGCATCCCCCCAATCTTCGACTCCATAGTGAAAGGCCCCATAACCTAAAGATGTTATTACATCATCGCCAACAAAACCTACTGGTGTTACATCGTACCAATTATCGTCATATAAAACATTTACGCCTGATCTTGTGCCGATAGCTAAAATTTCTTCGCCATTATTAGCTACATAAGAATACATACCTATAGGAACAGCAGGTTCTATTATTCTAGCTGAAGCTGAAGTAGCTGTGGCAGTTGCAGTACCGCTAGAAGTAATAGTTAGAGTTGTTGTAGAAGGTACAGAAACTATAGTGTATTCGCCATTTATTTCAGATGCAGTCAAACCACCTGTTGCAACAAAATCTTCTAAAAATATTTTTGCACTAGCTAACAGGCCATGCGCAGAAGAAGTAGTAATAGTTAAAGTTGAACTAGATGCGGTTGTTGTTACTGTAGCAGAATAAAAAGTACCAACAGGATTTTGCCTAAATAGTGTCCAACCACCCAGAGGTTTTAAGTAGCCATTTTCAAAGCGAACTAAATCGCCATCAACAAAACGACCTTTGTTAGCATAATCTGTACCATTTTTTACTATTCCTGCAGGTGGCGTAATTTCTATTAGAGCCATGTATTACCTCTGTTATGCAGTTCTTTTCCACATATATACGACTATGTATGGTTGCACGTTGTTGTGAGCAGAACCGCTACCTGTTTGGCTTGATAAAGTTATATTTGGTTCAAGAAAAGCATTTGTACTTGAAGATTTTCTTATTCTATAACTTTCTGAACCATTGTCATAATGATGTGCCGCCGAAAGACTAGATGTAGTATCTCCAATATTAGGAACACTTACATTTCTAAATAAAAAGTGTCTGTGAGCAGGTAATTGTGCTTCGGTTAATGTATGTGTTTTTGCACCGCCTGTTTCTTCAGCAGTATCAAAATCTGTATCAGACGAATCTATACCGACAGGAACTCTACCTGCCCCAAAAGCTGTCCATGTGCCAAAACCTAATAAAGTAGCAGGATTAGTGCTGTTTGTTGCATTTATGTAAATTGAACCTACTGGATATATTTTGTCAAAAATATTCGTGCCATTTATTTGAACTTCTCCGCCTGTAGTATTAATGTGTGATGAAGCGGTTACAGTTGTTGCTGCAATTGTACTAGCAGAATTAGCACCAATAGCTGTGCCATCTATCGCACCGCCATTAATATCTACTGTTGTTAAAGTAGAAGTTCCAGAACAAGTAAGACTTGCTAATGTTGCAGTACTAGATGTGCTAAGAGTAGTAAAACTTCCTGGCGCTGCTGTACTTGCGCCAATAGTAGTGTTATCAATAGTTCCACCTTCACAATCAATCGTGCCATTTACATCTAATGTGCCACCGACTGTAAGAGTTTTTCCAGAACCTACGTTTAACCCAACAGATGTTCCATCTCCACCGGCTGCAAAAATACCATCCACAGCATCAAGATCATTATTTATTTTTCCGCCCCATGTGTTAGTACTGGCCCCAACTTCAGGCTTTGTAAGGTTTAAATTTGTGGTAAATGTATCTGCCATAGTTTTAAATTATATCTTAGTTATGAAATTTTTTTATAAATTCTTTCCGTAATTTTTTTTCTTCTTCTAATTTTTTATAAAATTTTTGATTAGTTTTTTTTATATCTAACTCTACCATAACCAATCATCTATGTTTTGCGCTACTTTAATATAGCCTTTTACTTGTTTTATTTTAAGAGTGTTTTTGTCATAAACTAATCCATAAGTCCAAATATAGTCATCTTCTCTACTTTCTGGAATAGGAAAGTCTAATTCGTTTTTTGTGCAGTATGCCTTCATTATTTCTGGCGTAGTTGAAAAAAAAACATCATATTCATCTGCTTCTGTACCATCTTCTGAATATATTTTTGCAAAGTAAGGTTCATTACAAACTGGTAATTGTGGTCTTGGAATAAAAGAATCTGGGTGTTCTTGATAATTGCTTGTCTTGTCATTATCTCTAATTACTAATTTTAAATATCTTTTGCCTAAATCTAAATCGTATTTAAAACCAAACCAAAAACAATACTTGTAATCAAAATCTGGACATTGATAATCTTTTAAAAGTTTTTGCATCCAAGATTTTGGATAATACATATGATAAACAGTAATAGTATTTTGTGATTTATATGGCGGTCTTATAGTGTGGTTGTCATGGTACTTGCCAATAATATTGTTTTTGTTGCTATAAAAATCATATTCATTTGGAAACTTTTCTTTTATCTTATTTACCAATTCATCGTATTCTGTTTTTAATTTTCCAGTACAACCAACCGCATAATCTTTTTTTACAATTTCTTGATTAACAAAAACATCATCATACATAGCAGTTTTTTGAGGAACAATGTTTACTTCTTCCCACCATTCATCAGGAATATCAACATCTTTTTCTGCAGCTCTCCAAGCCAAACTCAAACCTGCTACATATTCTCCAACACACCAATTATCTTTTAAATAATCTACATCTTCTTGATTGCCATACACGCCATCTTCTTTTTCTGTAAGTAAACTTTTACTATCATTTTTATTAAGTTCGTAGTAAGTAACCTCTTTACTGATTGGGTGCTTAACAGTAAAAGTCAATCTATTGAAAGGCACATTATTTTCATCTATGTCTGGCGTAATTCCTGGAAACTCGCTTTCCATAGATTCTTTTTTTAGTTTTATTTCACTCATGTTTTTATATAAAAACGTAAGGCACAGTAGTTTCTGGATTTGTTACAGGTGGAAATGGTGGATCAGCAGTTGAGGTAGAAGTAACGATTGTATGTGTGTGCGACCAAAACCAATTTACAGTTGCATTGACACCAACGCTGTAAGTAGCATCAGACCTATTGAATGTTGTTTCATTCATTAACATTTTTGTAAATGAAGTATTGCTATTTGGCGGAACTGTGTTTGTGCCATATGCGACAATAAGTCGTAACTCAGGCCCAATAGGACTTTGATTAGTTTTTGTTCGAGAAAAATTTCTTAATGTATTTATTTCATTCCCACCTAAAAAATTTGAAATAGTAGCATTTGTTATACTTCCATGAGGGCTTGTCATGCTAGAAGTTCTAAAACCTCTTACTGCTACTGTAGTAACAATAAACTGATAATTAACTGTTTGACTTGATGTACTAACAGTACCACCAACAGACATAATTCCACCACCTGCTTCAATACCATAAAAATCATCGAAAGAAGATGTAGCATTAGCACTTTTAGAATCTAAAAATCTAATTTGTGAATCATTTATAGAAATAGTTGAGCCAGAAGAACCACCTGCTTCTACATTCATTTGATCTAAAGATATTGTGCCTGAGCTTGGAGTAGCCACTATTTATCTAAAGTTTTAGTTTGAAAAGGCGGATTTATTATATTTTCTATAGCCAAAGCAATAGAATCTTTTTGAGTTTGAACCTCATTTTCATTTACTTTATTTAAGGCAGTTTCAACCCAACTTTGTACTTTGCTTTCTGTTAAATCTGAAAAAGGAATAAAATTTGATAAATCAGAAGTATCTAAAGCTATTGTGCCAGAAGATCTTTGAACAACTGCTTCATCATTTCCTAGTATATTTTTAATTAAGCGATCATTGTCAGTTCCAATAAGCACCCAATGAACATTAAAAACAGTATCAGCTTTACCGTCTATTTCTTTAACATCTACAGTTTTTACATCCCAAGTATAATTTATTGCCATTACTTACCCTCTAATTTTTTTACTCTAGCTGATAAATCTTTTACAGCTTCAATTAATACAGCAGTTATTCTACTATAATCTACAGACTTAGTACCCATTTCATCATCAGCAGTTAATACTATTTCTGGTAAAATCTTTTCTACTTCTTGAGCTATAACACCAATACTTTCTTTTTCATCTCTAGTGTAAGTAACACCTCTAAGTTGTTCTACTTTATCTAAACCATTTTCTATAGTTTTAATATTATCTTTTAGTCTTGCATCTGAGAAAGCTGTAACATTGTTATTAAAAGTTGCGGCACCTGCTTCAGACATGTCAAGGGTAAGAGCTGTTATTGTGCTACCACCGTCATTCCCAACAAAGGTTATATCTCCGTCTGAAATAGGGTTTTGTATATCAAAATCATTTGTGCTTGTAGGTCTTTCAAATAAAGCATAAGCAGTTCCTTGGTCTTTAAATATAACAGTTCCTTTACTAGCACCTATGATTTCAGTTCTGTGTTCTGATTGAATTGTAAAATCTACATTTGAAGCACCACCAACAAGTTTTTTACCAGAGGCAAGTTTCAATTCTGTGCTTAAAATTCTAAGAATCTCTGTATTATTTGTATTAAAAATAATTGGGTGGTTGGTTGTTCTTTTAAATTCTGTGTAGTTTGAGGCATCATTATAGACTCTAAGAAGTGCAGTTCCACCTACACCAAAATCCATTCTTGCGGCGTTACCGCCATCCACTTGCACACTAGCTGTGCCAGTTTGCTCACTTACCGCAAATGCTGTTCCTGTATAACTTATACTCATAGGGTTAGCACCTGCATAACCTATACCAACCTGGGGTTTTGAGCTTAATCCATCTGAGATTTCTATAATTTGATCTGTGCCTAAAGTTTGCCCCTTACCAATTATAAATTTATCCCCTGCATCTTTTAGACCAATGTGGTAATCCTGTGCATTTCCGTCAAAAATAAGTTTTATATCTTCCTCATCTGCATCACCGATAATTACAGTAGGTACTGTGCCGCCAATATGTAGTTGTGCTTGTGGGTTTGAAATTCCTATGCCAACTTTTCCGTCAGATTTCATTCGCATAGGTTCTGTAAATAAACCACCTACAGTAAAAGTTACATCACCATCTACAGTTCCAAATATTGAACCTTTAGGTGTGCCATTTGTTACAAATTTAACACCACCGATGTTGCCTGATGTTCTTGTAGAATTTATATTTACATTAGTGAAGGTATTTGTAGTGTTGGTTATATCTCCTAAAACACTTAATGTGCTTCCGTCATAGGTCAAATTTGTTTCGGCTTCTAAAGTATCTGCTGTGCCACTTCCTGTGATAATTCTATTATCAGCATTGTTATTTATGGTAGTTCCACCACCAACAGCGCCCCAAGCGTTATTTTGATAACCTTCAAATTCATTTGTTGTGGTGTTGTATCTAAACATTCCATTTACCGCAGAACCATTTCTTTGCGCTGTAGTTCCTGCAGGTACTTTGATTGAGTCTGTTCCTGATAATGTTAAATTTTGAAAAGTTGGACTTATTGAAGATGCTAAAGAAGCACTTAAAGTGCCACTAGCTAAATTTGTTAAAGTAACATTTCCAGTAAGATCACCGCCCAATGTTATAACTGGCGACTTGTTTATTGTGACCGCAGATGCTATATCTCCACCATCAATATTTAGTGAAACTGGTGTTCCTGTTGCACTAAATATAGCGTCTATTGCATCTAAATCATTGTTTAAAGAAATACCCCAAGTATCTTCGGCCGCACCTATTTCTGGTTTGGTAAGATTTAAATTGGTTGTTGTTGTATCTGCCATATTATGCTACTTCTTGTTCGTCTAAATCTGTCCAAGTAGTTGTCGGATTGGTTTGGTTAGTCCAAGTACCACTCGTAACATTTTGCTCTGTCCAAGTATCAGCAGACACGTTTTGCTCTGTCCAAGTATCACTTGCTACAGTTTGTTCTGTCCAAGAGCCATCCGCAACTATTTGGTCTGTCCATTTTAACCCACCAATAGAACTAAAACTAGAGATTGCTACAAGCGTAGCAGCACCATGATCTATTTGCGTACCTATTGAATTAAAACCAGAAATTGCTGCAATAGTTTGAGTAGTAGAAAAAACTTGACGACCAATAGAACTAAATGCAGAAACACCAGTAATTGTTGCACTACCAAAATCAATTTGTGTACCTGTAGAAGTAAAGCCAGATGTACCTTGAATTGTTGCTGTGCCTAAATCTAATTGTGTGCCTACAGAACTAAAAGCACTTGTTGCAGAAATGGTACTAGCACCAACTTGAGCAATTACAGCAGAAGCACTAAAACCGCTAACGCCAGATATTGTGGCTTCAGCTTGGTGTGCTAAGTTATTATATTTGGATCTGCTGTAGTAACCCTGATTATAGCCGATACTGGCCATGATGTTACGTCAGCGTTATGTCAAGATCACCAGCATTGAATCTAAAAGCATCGCCACTACTTACGACCTTTGAAGAATCTAAAGTAGAGTAAGCTAATAAATTACCGCCTGAAGAAGCATCTAAAACACCAACAGCAACCACAGTTCCATAATTTGCTGTAGCACTAGGATATTCAATAGCTGCTGTGTTACTTGCAGTTGTAGGGTTTGTACCTGAAACAGTAAATGTTGCTGTTTGTCTAGCGTAAGCACCGCCAGAAACTTCTGTGCCACCACCAGTATCAGATGGTGCTACTGTATATAAGGCCACATATAGAGTAGATGGTGCTGTAAAAGCGTTACCACCAAATACATGCTCTAAAACTTTGTCCTCTAAATAATCACTAAATCCTGACATATCTTACCTCAACTCTTAAAATGATAAGTTGTTTTGTGTGCTTTGCCATAAGTTCTTCTTCTTGGTATTAAAGAGCCTTTGCCAAATTCAGCACGTTCTTGTTCCATTCTCATTTCTTCTAGTGCTTTTTCAAACAACTGAGAAAACATATTTACACGCTCATCTTCCATTAGGTAAATCGAAGCGTGTTTTAGACAACCATATAAATAAACATCTGGGTGTCCTGTCGATACAAAATTGGTAGTGTTTGTGCTACTCAACGCTGCTATCGAAGCATAATAGGTTAATTGTAATGTATAGCTTGTGTCAGGTGTAGGTGCTAACTCTAAAGTTTTATCAACAACAGAGAAAAAAACTGGTTGTCCAGAAGTATTGTCGTTAGCTTTTCTATAAACATCTAAAGATTCTATAGATTGTTGTAGTAAAGGTGTGAAATCGCCAGAGGTAATTTCTATGTTAATAGCTTCTAACCAGTCAGTTGGTAAAGATAAATATTGACTATCAGCAGTTGCAGTCGCTCTAACCACCATATCTTTGGTTCTTAATCTTCTGTTAAGTTCACCTTCGGTAGCATCAATAAAAAAATCTAATTTAGAAGTCAAATCGCTTCTGTTTAAAAAATCTGCTATCTGTGTTTTTAATTCATCGTAAGTCATACTTTACCTTGCCAAGTTCTAAAAAGTTTATTGTTAGGATCGTTTAACCATTTTTTCCATTTGGCTTTGTCATTCGCCCAACCTTCTCGTATAGCTTTTTGATATATTACCATAGGTACTTCTGCAACATGACGTAATTCTTTTCCTGGTTTAAATTCTTGTAGGTCTTTAACGTGCTTCAATATTGGCGCTACGTTTTGTTTGGTGTGATAAACAAACTTATCATCTTCGGTAGCAAATTCGCTAACAAAGTTTGTTCTTGAGTC